GTCGTCTAAATTATTATAAAACTCTTCTGTAATTCCATCATTAGGTCTTATTAATAAATTTGTAGTGATACCCGTACTACTTGCAAAAGGTTGTCCTTTTACTTTAAATTTAATATAATTTGCTGAATTGGGTTCATTATAACCAACAATTTCATATGTTGAACCACTGTATTCTAAAACATATTTTCTATATGAAGAATAAAGGTTTCTAATTTCGTTTTCTGATTTTGTTAAAGTTTTACTTTTAGGTTGACTTAAAACAACATCTAATGGATTGTACACCATAGACTTATCAACATAAAATTCTGTTATCTTGTAGACATCATTATAAGATATTCCCGAAGCCGTATAGATTGAAGGTTTTATTGGACTATCACCATCAATTAAAATTGATGCAGGAAATTTTTTAATTATGTTAACTAATGAAACTTGTAATCTTTGTCTTAATGACCCATATAAAGATTTTCCCGCATCGTCTTTACCACCTTTAAATCTAATTTTTTCTTTCTTGTTTGTTGATGTTGAATCTTGGGTTGTTGGTGCGTCAGACTCTTCTTTTAAAGTATCTAAAGTTAAAAATTCTGAAAATGGTATAGATTGAAATTGTTTTGTATTTCTTTCAGGAATAAGTTTGTCAATTGCAAAGTTGGTATTAGTTAATTGACTCGAACCGTCAGTTATTTGAAAACCAACAATTGAGTCACTAAACGTATCTACTCCACTTGCAGCTTGACTTGGTACTTTCCTTTTAACTACTGCCATTATTGATTAATATTATCTAATGTTAATGTTTCATCAATAGAATCTCTTTCTTCACGTACCTCATATAATGTTTCATTAAATTGGTCTTTAATTTCGTAAAGATTGTACTGTCTGTAGATTTCATTGTTATTATCGTAAATTGTGTAAATACCTGGTGCAACCGCCTTAGATTGATTACCGTACAATGCATGTGCCAATGTTGATGCATCATGTTCTACCATTTCAATCTCAACAGTTGTTGGATTGAAAAATGTATTTGTCATTATAATTTTTTGACCCGGTTCACCTATGAACGGAACTATGTTTGGTCTACTACTTGGAGAAGACGAAGGTGTTAAGGTTAAAAATACAAAATTTGATGTTTGGTCTGTGTATTGATATCTAATTGCTTTATCTGTTGTAGTTGATAAATTTGATATTATTGGTAAACAAAAAAATGATGACGTTACTAATCTATAAAAATTTGGTACTTTTTGTGATGTTTGTGTATTAATATACTCAATCCTATAACCAACTAAACCTTGTGGTATAAACTTTGATCTATCTTCACTCGGTACATTATTTAAATCTATTACTAATCCTCTAACAGAAGGTAAGGACGCTAAAACTCCACAATCCGTTATCGATGTTCTTATTTGTTTAGGACGTATGTGTAAAGTGTATATACCCAAATCCGAAAATTCATCTGCGGTTAATTTTAGATTATATAAACCACCTAAAATTTCCGTATCTGTTGCTGAACCATCTGTTGATGTATCTGTGTCGCCATTATGAAAAACAGGTGTCAAATAATCTTCGGTTGGTGTTAACCTTTTTAGGGTTGCAACCGCGTCAGTTGTTCTACCAGAAACGTAATGATAAAATATATCAACGTCTGCTGGTGATACGTCTGCCGGTCTTACTATACCATAACTGCCTACTGCCATATCTTTTTATTATAAATATAATTTTTATTGTTTTTTAATTTTAAAAAACCCATTACCATACACATTCAATTCACCAATATTATCTATTTCCCCTAACCTAAGATTTTTTTCCATAACACCTTGTTTTCCTCTTTCCACAAAAACATCAGAATAAACTGTTGGTTGTTCGACAAATCCCAAAAAATGTTCATTTCTTGATAAAACATAATTTATGACCTCTTCTTTTTGGAAGTTTACAGTATTACCTGTTATTAAGGTATAACCATCTTCAAAATCTCTGTAGTACATCACACTGGTTTTTGTTTCACCTGTACTACTGATTGTATATCCTGTGAAATTAACCCCATCTTCTGTTACACCTGTAGAAATTCCATCATATACATTAGAACCATATTTCTTTTTTTCATCTAATCTACTTCCTCCGATACCTAAATAAGTAAAAGTAGTGTCTCCTGTGAAAGAATAAGTTGGTGTTTGACCAGTAATTGTAATATTATCAGGATAAATTCCTGAGTCATAAAAATTAATAAAATCCTGTGTTATACCTGAAAGTGTATCACCGGTTTGTGGGTACGAAGGAACATAGAAGGTTATTGAACCTGATTCTAACATATAATTTTATTACACTAGTAAATATCTTTTAGGAGTTTTTACTATTATAAACTAATAAAATTTGTAAATAAAGATTATAAATCTACAACCCAATAAAAATTGAAGGTCGCTGAATTTCCATTGTTATTATATGTAACACTAAACACACTTTGATTTAAACTTGCGTCGGTACCCATAGAATTTGATGTTCCACTAATCAAAAATGTACCAGGTGTACTTTCTGTTATTGAGAACGAACTGAAAGGTCCGCCAGAAACCGAATTACCTGTTGTGGAAACGTGAGATATACTAAAATCGGATGATTCCATGTATGTAAAACCTGACAAAGTTGCAAAATGGATTGTTTCAACTGAATTTAATCCGAAACTATGAGCCTCACCTGTTGTAGGTCCGGGGAATAATTCAGTTGGTGTACTTGGTATATAGAATTGTAGTGCTTGTTGAGAAATATCAACATCAGCGTACGTTGAACATGCACCACTGGCCGTTGCTCTTATTGTTACATCACCTGCAGTTATACCTGTTACATTATAACCTGATAGTAAAGTTCCTCTTGAAACTTTTGTTACATCGGTGTTATTATAAATTCTTGAAACATCTAAGTAATCAATAATGTTAATTTGAAAGTTATCTGGACTAATTGCAACACCTGTATATTGAATTGTAATTGTTGATGTTTGAAACTGTGGCATATTTTATATTTTATTTTCTTTTATTATAAATATCATTTTTTAACAATTGAAGTAGAATGTTAAGTATCCTTGAGTGGTTATATCAAATACATCTCCTGTGTCTTCATCTCTTACACGACCCGCACCACTTGACCATGTTCCTCCATTTGAATTACTATATAAAGTCATACCCGCAAGATATATATTTCCAGAAGCGGTATAATTTTGATAATCTGTTAAATTAAGGAACACGGCTGTTGCAGTACCTCCACCACAAACTATACCAACACCAAATGTTATATTTTTAGTACTGAAGTATCCACCTAATTGTACAGATGTGGAAGAATTGACAATACATCCGTTTGCATCAGTAACTTCTAACCAATATCTACCACTATCACATAAACTATTAACATATTGTACTGATGCACCACTTGTAACACCTGATATTGTAGAAACCAACGTATCTTTACTATAATTTGAATATGGTGTTGAGGTATCTCTATACAATCTATAAGTTTTAGGGAATGTACCACCTGTAGATTCTAATTGTACTTCACCATCACAACTTCCTGTATCATATGTGAATATACTAATTGTTGCTGTTTGAGAAGTTGGTTGTGTGATTGTTTGGTTATAAGATTCTACACAACCATTACTATCTTTTATATATACTGTTTTAGTACCCGAAGTTTCAGTTGTAAATGTTTTTGGTAATGCAAAATATGTTACATTATCTCTTGATGCACTATATCCTGTGCCTGTTCCACCTGTTCCATTTGTTACCGCAATTGAACCATCTGAACCACCATTACAACTTACATTTGTAATTGTAAATGTTGCATTTGGTGCAGTTCTTGATAGATTTCCTACACTTACAGATGCTACCGTTCCTGTTCTATTGTTATTTCTTACATAACCCGTATAAGTTCCACCAGCTAAACTACTAAATGTTGCACTTGCTTGCCAGTTTGTGTTATCTCTTGAATATTCATAAGGTGCACCATTACCACCACTTGCACTTAATGTAAATGATGCATCACTCAAATTATAACAAGATTGTGCTGAACTAGATGAAACTGAAAGTAATAGAGCTGGTAATGTTGGTGTAATAGTTGGTGTTGGTGTTAATGATTTAGTAGGTGTTACAGTATTAGTAGGTGTAACAGTATTTGTAGGTGTAATAGAAGGTGTCACTGTTGGTGTTAAAGTTCTTGTTGGTGTAATAGTTGGTGTTGGCGTTAGAGTTCTCGTTGGTGTTAATGAATTAGTCGGTGTTAATGAATTTGTTGGTGTAATAGATGGTGTTGGTGTTAATGATTTAGTAGGTGTAATAGATGGTGTTGGTGTTAATGATTTAGTAGGTGTTACAGTATTAGTAGGTGTAACAGTGTTTGTTGGGGTTGGTGTAGGTGTAACAATAATCGCCGATAATCCAAATGAACAATTGATTGTTTGGGTCGGTGTGATAGTAGGTGTTACAGTTCTTGTAGGTGTAATTGTTGGTGTTAATGTTGGTGTAACAGTATTTGTTGGTGTAATAGTTGGAGTCAACGTTGGTGTTACAGTGTTTGTTGGTGTAACAGTAGGAGTTTTTGTTGGTGTCAACGAATTTGTTGGTGTTATAGATGGTGTTTGAGTAACAGTATTTGTTGGTGTTAATGAATTTGTTGGTGTTATAGATGGTGTTACTGTAATTGTCACAGTTGGTGTTACTGTATTTGTTGGTGTTACTGTATTTGTTGGTGTTAATGTATTTGTTGGTGTTGGAGTTGGGGTAACAATTACCGCACTCAAACCGAAAGAACAATTTATTGTTTGAGTTGGAGTCACAGTCGGAGTAACTGTATTTGTCGGTGTGATTGTTGGAGTCAACGTTGGTGTAACAGTATTTGTTGGTGTAACAGTATTTGTTGGTGTAGGAGTTAAAGTGTTTGTTGGTGTTACTGTATTTGTTGGAGTTACGGTTGAAGTTAATGTTGGTGTTAAAGAATTTGTTGGTGTTACAGTATTTGTTGGAGTTGGAGTTGGTGTAACAATAACAGCACTTAAACCAAACGAACAATTTATAGATTGAGTTGGTGTAATAGTTGGTGTAACAG